AGCTTTAACACCCCCTAAACCTGTACCAGCCAATGGCTTTCCAGTAATGTATTCATAACCTCGGATGTCTTGCGACTGTGGTTCATATGGCATAACGCCTGTTGCAATTCTGCTTTCGCCTTTGTCATTAAATTGAACCATCACAGTTTTGCCATCAATCAACATTGGGACTGGCGTGCCAAACTTTTCAGCACCCAAGTCAGCAGGCGTAACTGGCGCTGGTATCACGCCACCAGTTTCTGTTTGGATGTAATATTTACCATCAGCGCCTTTGTATGGTGCGCCAGTTGTTTTTGGTGGCTGCAACAGCCTGATCATCTCAGGTATGCCCTTTTCAGCAGGCAGAGAAGACAACAATGCTCGCATTTGAGGTGATAGAGCAGCTCCACTAGTAGTCATTTGTCCAGCAGGCAATTGCTGTCCAATCATGTTGGCGCGTTGTACTGTTGGACCAAGCGCCATGCCAGGCATTGAAATAGCCTGATCTGGCGTGATGGCCTGACCCTCAGTAGGCTGACCATAAATCATGCGCTGATAATCTTCTTGAGCCTTTTGTGCGCGTTTTGCTTCTTCCAACTTCTGCCGAGTAAGCAACTGCTTCATTGCACCCTCTTGAGCCTGTGCATAGCCCTGCTGACCACCACCAAGTCCAGCGCCAAGTATTTGCATGAAGCTGCGTGGTGTGGTGCTAGGTGTGCTTGCCTGTGTCGCGGCAATGGCTGCTTGCAGCAAAGCCTGACGATTCATCTGCTCAGTCTGAGCTGGCGTCAAATACTCTTCTAAGCCACTAATACCGCCACCGCCAAAGATGTCGCCAAGTAAGCCTGAGAAGTCTTGATTAGATGTCGCCATGATTTACGCCTTTCCAAGCAGTGATCCAATATATGCACCAGTCAGACCACCTGACAACAAACTGCCTGATTGACTTGTGTACAGCGGCTGTGTCGTAGTGCCGCCAACATTAGCAGGCTGAAGTCCTAAAGCGCCACCAGTAATCGCCAAACGCTGTGTGCCTAAGTCACGCAACGCATCAAGTTTTGCCTGTTCAAGCGCAGTGCGAGTAGCGCCAAGACCCAATGAAGTCTGCAAGCCTGCAATGTCCATGGGACGCGCTGCCAGTCCAAGGTTGGCGGCCTGAGTAAATCCCTGCTGACGCAACTGTCCACCAGTGGTGGCCGCTTGACGCAATGCAGCCTCGTTGGTCATGCCAGAGACTACGCCTTGGCGTGAACCGCCAAACGCTCTAGAAGCAGTGGCCTGCGCCATGTTTGCCTGCTCCTGCATCTGTCGTGTACGCTCGATGTCGCCCAATGCACCCTGCACCACTTGCTCTTGGTAAGGGTTGTAGAACTTCTCAATATCAGCAGCGCCAAATGGCGTCATGCCGAGGTTGTAGAGCTGCTGCTCTGCGCCGGTGTACATCGCACTAGGCTGTGCAAACTGACGCGCCTCTAGGCCAGCCGCCGTCTGCTTCGCACGCTCAAGGTTGGCTAAGTATTCAGCCTTGATTTGTGGGTCAATGCTTGTAGAGGCAGTCTGTGACGTTGGAGCATCTGATGCCTCAATTGCACCAGCCACTGCACCAAGCAGCGATCCTGAGATGCTTGGATTAGCCTTTGCAAATTCCCATATTGCTGTACCCGCATTGCCAAGACTGGTCAATGAGCTTGGAATTGCTTGTGTAAGTGAACCCATGCCAAGACTCCCTCCAGCAGTATTGATAGCAGTATTGGTAGCGTTAACGCCTGCTGTGCCAGTTCCAAAACCAGTCATAGGACTACCAGAAGCTGATAGCACTGCGCCAGTTCCAACCGCAGTAGCGGGTATTGCAGTTCCCGCATAACCAGCAAGATTAGCTTGCGCCAAAGCATTTGATGCCGCAACATCAGCCGCTGTAGCTCCAGCCGCTGTACCAGCAGTTACACCTGATGCAAGAGCAGCGCCACCAGCGACTGCGGCAACTGTGGCCCAACCGCCAGGTATGGTTTCATTCACAGTGTCATCAACATCAGCCAAGACATTTGACACACTGCCAACAGTGTCATCAATAGCACCGCCAATTGAATCAACAACAGATGAGACACCGCCTTGTGGCTTAATCTTCCTGTCACCAATATGTCGAAATGCGTTGATGGGTAAGTCTGGAATACCCAAAATAGCATAGTTACGATCATTAAATCTCATAAGTCAGCCTTCCAGTTGTATTGAGGCAAATCAGACGCAACAACATTCAATCCAACCTTTTTGAGTAACTCAACAATTTGTGGGTTGTCAGCTTTGCCGTAAACAGTCCTAATCCCAAGCGCCATGCCCTTTTGGATAAAGGTACTCAGCGCCCTCGCAATCGCCATCACGCTATCTTGCGTGAATAGATGAGCCTCTGACGCGCCATCACTTATCTTTGTAAGCAACAGCACAGTATTACCCTCTTGCATCAAAACAGCTTTTTTCTGCTTTACAGCATTGCTGATCAAGCCAAGCGCCTTAGTGCCATCCACACCTCTTTTTTGGGCGTCTGCCAGTATGATTTCTGATGCTTTCATGTTTTACCTCTTGCGTTAATTCTATTTCGCCGCCACGATCAGCGCTTACCCATGGCAACAGCATCTAACTTAGACACGCCGACACGCCAGTCATCAAGCACATTACCGGTGTAGATCACCTTGACAAGACGCCCAGAAAACCGCACATCAGTTGGCTGTGACGCTGAATATGGACCATAGGTAGACTCTGTGGAGGTTGGATACATCCGAGTCTTAAAGCTCACCACCACCTCACCCAAGGTCTGCTCATCAGGAATAACTTGGCGTACAGACATGATGTTGTCACCCTGTCCAATCTCCAATGGTCCTGACTCGGCATACAGCACGCCCGAGTCGTAGGCGTAGCCCACCTCATGCTCGTAGATGTAGCCGTCAGATGACACCATCAGAGGATTTAAATAGACACCCCTGTCTGTTCCCGCTGTACGCGACATAGAGCCAATGTTCCAATGGTTTTCGCGGTAGTTGTAGGTAACATAGGAGTCAACTTCATTGCTGGCGCTGGATGGGTAGAACCACCACACTTCACCATACTTGGAATTGTGAACCGCGTACACCTTGCTGGCTTGGTTGTAGTTCAGATTCTGAAACACATAATCAGACACATCGCAAGGCAAAGGCTTGACATATCCGTCAAATATCCAAAAGCCTGATGTACTCATCCACATGGCGGCAGTGTCGATGGCGGCCACCGCCTGTGCTGAAATTAATCCACAGCCTGATCCGGCCTTTTCAAAGGCGTAGACATATGGCAAACCGACATAGCTGGCGGTGTGGACATCAACATCAGTGAATAGCAAATTGATGCCGCGCACCTTTTTTCCTGCCCTTAAAGTTCCAACTGTTTGTAGCTCAAAGTCTCCAGCCTGACTGGTGGCCGAGGCCGTCCAGTTTGTATTGTTTTCCTGATCGCACCACTTCACCAACCGAGGATTGCTGGACGCGCCCAAGGCAAAGATAAAGCGCTCGGCAGTAGACATCACAGCCTGACAGCCTGTTGGCGCGTTGGTGATGGCCGCAGCCAGTGTCGGCGTTGAGAATCCCAACTGCCATTCGTAGAGCTTTCCATCCGAGTCAGAGCAGCCAATCAGATACTCACCAAAGGTATCTAGACTCCAAGTCGTTGCCGGCGTCACAGCGCCTGTATCAGGCCGCGCCACGCCATAGGCATATGAGCCATAAGGTCCATAGCCATAACCAGTCTTGGTGGCCGCATTAGCCTGTCCTGCGGTGAATCCTGATGGCGTGATGTCCTTGAGAGTGCCTGCCTCGTTCATGGCGTAGAGCTTGGAGTGCGTGCCTGCGGCAATCCATCGGCCACCCGAGTTGTCACGCCAAGTGAGTAAACCTCGGCATGATCCTGTCATCTGACTGTTAGAACGCTTGCGCCAGCCGCCAATGGGTCTGAGAGTGTTCTCAAACCAGCGGACTAGGTTGGCGTCAAACCATCGTCCAGCAGACTGGTATTCAGTGCCGTTGCGGTACACGCCTGGTGGAATCTTGAGAGGTATGAGTGCCATAGCTGAATTATGCGGTTTCTACTGACAGATTGGACACGAATGAAAGTGTGGCAATGACTGATGGCACTGCGGGTCTTGTTGGCGAGCTGCTGGTGGTGTAATGCTCAATGCTGACACCAACATCTGATGGCCGCCACATGATCTCAATATAGTCATTGGCCGCTAAACTGACAAAAAAGTTCAGCGCACCAATCATGTGAGATGGGTCGCCAGCAGCTTTTC